GTTTACGTTTGAATAATCGGAAACTTTTTTCATACCCCTCCCTTTGATGATTGGACTTGATTCCCAAATCCACCATCTGATATCGCGGTCTTGCGACTATGACAGCTTGTGCACAGCGGATTGAGGTTGCCCTCGTCGTGCGTCCCACCCTGTGACAGCGGCACCCGGTGATCCACATGCTGAGCCATCACTCTCATCCCTGTATGCACACCGAACGGATCGCTGCACCACATGTGTTTCCGCAGAAACGCTTCACGTATCCTGCGCCATGCATAGTCGTACCCGCGGACGTTGGCGCTCCCGCGCTCCTGCTCCCGCAGTCGACGGTGCTCAGCGCACAGCGAACCAGACCGCACCAACTCGATGCAGCCTGGATGTACACAGGGTTTCAATGCAGCACTCGGCATCACTCTCGCTTCGTAGGCTTGAACGGCACAGGCTCATGACCAAGACACTTGAGCTGATTAACCAAAGCATGAGCCCAGTTCTTCCAGTCTCTGAGTTCCTTCTCCAGTTCATCAACTCGATTCGTTAGGGGTGTCAACAACAACATCACCGTCTTCCTGATCTGCTCATTTGTTTGAGCAGTGTCGTTGTCAATACCTGAATTCACTTTCTTGCGCTGAAATAACCCAGTGATCAGCGCACCAATGATGCCGCCGACCACTCCGACCACAGCTATCCAGAACCCTGAGGACGCATCCATCGTGATGCGCCTTTATTCAGCGTCAGGCTTAATGAATAATTTATCCACCAGGTCATGCAGGTAATTCGCGCCTCTGCCTATGGCTGCCCCCGTGAGAATAATGCCAAAGGTTGTCGTCACTATTCCTGCATTCACATACTGACCGATTAAGTAAATGAGATCGAACCGATAAACAAAAGCGCCGACGACGCCGACCGCCATGGCTACATACATCAGTACCCACTTGTAAGGCGTCATCCCCGGCACATGATCAAACGGCGCACCAAAGAGGTACTCCACTAATGATTCAACCAGGAACGCTACCAGGAAAATAACAGCCAGGATTGCCCACACGCTCAGTTCACTGTTCATTTCAAACCTCCGTAGATTGTGAATGTAAGGTACATTTATTTATAATAAACAATATACTCACATCGTCTGGACCTTACAACGTAGGGAAAACCTTATAGCACGTGTTCTCCGTGCGTACCCCGGGAGTGGCTGCAAGCCACGAGTGGGGCTACTACGCATTAACAGAAAACGCCCGGGCACCATCCGGACGTCTTCCGACCACCATCTTCAAGGAGGAAAGAATGAAGTAACTATATCCTAATCATTCTCCTCAGATATTTCAACGTAGGGAAAACCATTGCACTCCATCACTCTACATCAAACGGATCCACGAGCCCCAGCTTCACCGCCTTCGCCACCGCCGATACACACGTGGAAGACTCGAACTTCCTTTTGATCTCCGATACCAGCACCTCGACCCGGCTCTCTGATATCCCCAGCCGATCAGCGATCTTCACCTGCAGGTCACCGCGCACGATCCCCGCGAAAACCTCAAGCTGCCTGGGAGTGAAGCACAGATCCGCCAGAGTCAAAGCGTCGATTGGTTCCGTCCCTTTTCGAATTGTTTGTGCCATAACCAACACCTCGCTAACGCTGCCGGATAATCGTCCCCAGAGAACTGATGTACCGCATGCACTTGCACCACACGCTTCTTCATCCGCAGAAAGTTGCGCCAGAAAGATACCTCAGTCCGCTCGCACATCGTGATCACCATCTGGCTGAACACCTCATGCTGGTCGCCAATGAAGTCCGCCGATGCTTCTTGCCAGGCAGCCTCATCACTCAACCTGATGATGCGTTCCTTCTCAGTATCATCCGCCAGGATTTTCTGCAGCCGTGCCGCTTTTGCTTCTTGATCACTCATCTAGTACCTTATCCTTTTCCGCGCTCTCCTCCCAGTTGATCGCCTTTCTCGGACTTACTTCCTCCAAATTCAGGTAATCGATGATCGTATCCCGCGCGGATTCCCATCCAAAGCGCACCACAGCTTTGTGCCCCAGCGCTCGCAGCGCCCAGATCCATTTCGCCTGATCCGGAGAAACCTTAGCCCTGCTGGAATTTCTTTTCAGTTCAATATACAAACCGTGATACTGACCCCTCGCCACTGGCAGACAAAGATCAGGCACGCCGGCTTTCAACCCTTCCGTCTTGAGGATCCCCGCCTGTTTGCACCGCCTGGATTTGCCTGTTCCGGTGTAAGGCAGCTTCGCCCCATTCGGCACCGCGAACAACCACTCCACTTCCGGGTACTTTGCCAGCACCGCGGATTCACGACTCCAGCGCAGGAGTTCAACTTGCTCCGAGTGCTCTGAGTGGACTATTTTAGGCATAGCACAGCTCCACCGTGCGTACTCCGACAGTTCGCGGTCAGAGTTTCCAATTTCCCGTATAATAAAGTCATGAGAACATTCCTTTCGTTCCTCCAGGAGATCTTCGAGTGTGAGCCCCTGGGAGCGTTCGTGCTCGGCGGATTATTCATCCTTGTGCTGTGGGTGATCCTGATCATCAACACCATCACCGGCGCTTTCTAAATATTGCAGCCAATACAGCCCACAAACCCGCGAGAACACCAGAAGTCTTGCCAATCCCCTCACCATAAACCTGTGATCCATGAGGGAGAATAATTGCATTTGGATATTTCCGACTTACCATGTTGCTGATTTCAACAATCGTCTGTTGAGAAACGCCAGGAGGCATCACAATAAACACCGGTTTCATCTGAACACTCATTTCTCCTCCACTTTCTTGAACTCGATAACCCACACCCACGGATTAGATTCCCATGAGTAACCGCGCTTGGCATTGATGGAATCCCATAGAGCGCTGAACTTACCGCAAATTTGTGTTTTTGCCATGCTCCTTAATTCTTGTTCACTGGCTGACTTGTAACCAAGAAAATCTCCGCTCAGTCCCTCTTCAAGTGCATCAAGGGTTGAAATATCCTGCACCCGCTCCACCCGGATGTTGACGATTTCCAGCGTGAGCCGGCTTGCCCAGCGTGGCATGTGAATGGATGGGACATATATTCCTCTGCTATTGTGATAACCGTACAGTTTCGACCAAACTTCAAAGTCAACATTTCTTTTATCTTGGTAAATTTGATCTACAAAATACCTGACCCCATTTCCCTCAGCACGGCAAGTTTCCCTTACCCACAACCTGTCACCTGGTTGACCGTAAGGACATTTGATATATCGCAAGAACTGCCCCGTGCCGTCAAGGTAGTCATATCCAATTTCCCACTGTCCATCTTTGGTTTCGTGGAAGCAGTAATCAGTGCCAGGAGCTGTGGGCATCAGTAAGGTTTTTACAACTCGCCTGGTCTGCGTTTTCTTTCCTTCCAGGATTGCCTTCACCATCTCACCACTGAATAAGATCGGTCTCTCAATCATTCTTCCCTCTTTCCTGCCGGCTTCTCACTTATCAACAACCCGCAAAATGGACAATATTTGAAGCCATTTTCCTTGGATGATCCAACCTCAAAAATGAAAGTTTGTTTACAGGTAGTCTCGTAAAATCCATCCGCGTTATCTTCCCAAACACATCTGCCAGTTGGATGCTCATGCTCCTCAACCAGGCACTCCAGCACAACCACGCGAGCACGCAAACAATCCAACTCCTCGCGCCCGGGATACTTGCGGCATTTCTCTCCCAGGTGCTTGCGCATCTTCCTGCGATCGCTCGTATCCACTACCACACCGCACCACACACACCGGGTAGCCATTAGTTGTTCCTCGATTGCAGCAACCTGGCACAACCCTTGCAGGCCAACATCATCGCCTCTTTGGGAGGCTCGTCTTTTTTGACCCTCGCACCTTTCCTGGTTAGTTGCGCCGTTGGCGGTTTTATCTTCGTGATCCGCCAGCCCTTCTCAGCGATACGTTTGCCAGCATCTTCCTTGTCATACGCCATCACATCCGTGGACCGCATGCAGAACTGGCACGTGAACAGGTACCTGGTCAACTTTTTGAATAACCCGTGGTATTCCTTGTTGTGGTGCTCTTCGGGCACTGCGATAAGGTTTTCCTGCTCATCATTATTGTGGATGTGTTCAATCTCTTGATCTGTCATCATTCAGCTCCTACATACGTTTATTAGGTTCCACCCACTCCAGCCCCAACTCCCGGAACACATCCTCTTCCTCCGGGGTATCCAGCAGCATGCCGGCCCGCCACAAGCGCCCATCAACGAAATCCATATTGCTCGGGCACATCCCGTCGTCTTTGCGCTTGGTCACCAGCTTGTGCGAGAAATACGCGTTCCCCGTCCTGATCGTGAAGACACATCCCCACTTCTCAGGCGTCGTCAGGAACAGCTCCACCACCACACCCTGGAGCCGTGCCTGTTTCATCAGCGGACCATTCTTGAGGATCTCGAACCCGTTCTCCCGCAGCACCTGCTCGATGCGCTGAGAACCGAATTCCTCAGTCCCGAACAAGTCCGCACTGACCTTCTTGGGGATCAGCACCAGCTCGATATCCCCGGCCGTGGGGGCATGCCGGCGAATACTGCCCGCGATCTCAATCCGGTCGCAGTCAGCTCTCAGCATCTCAACCACCCGGTCAGCCATGATCTTCGCAAAAGCATAAGGTAATCGTTCACCGTTACTCATTTGAAGTCCTCTCTATTTGATCCAGTTCTGCCTGCAGCTGGACCCTGTTTTCTTCCCACCACTTCGCCGACATACGGCCACACATCCGGGAGTAGGCAAGTTTGCGCGCCTCCTCCACCTTCTTCCTGTTCACCCCGGCTTTCATCACCAGCCTGGCGAATTCCTCCCGTACACTCTCGTGCAATAACCATTTCTTTTCTCGCATATTCCCTCACTTCATCCAATGTCTTGAAAGTTTGACCCTCGCACACCCACACAAAACTGCCAGCGATCCATTCCTTGTGCGTCGGAAATCCAGCCCTGCGCAACTGCTTCCGGATGGCATTGGTATCCGTCGCATCTTTCAGCGCTGCGAGACCCCGTTTACCTTTACCGAAAGACTGGCGTTTCATTTTTTAGCCATGGCTTTCTGCTGTGCTTTTCGGCGCTCCGAGAGATCGCTTGCTTGCAGCGACGATTGGAGCTTCAACTTCCTTATCCTGGCACATACCTGCTTCGGATTTCTTTTCATCATCCTGCCGATCTCCGGGGATTCGAGCCCCTCAGCGCTCATCCGCAGCATAAAAGCGTCCGCCCGGGGTGTGATCCATTTCACCCTTATATCTCCGCGCCGGGGATGGCGGAACTTTTCAGCATCACTGCGCTTCACAAACCAGTAAGCCCAGTTTCCATCATCCCGTCCGCCGATAAAATAACACTGCATTGCCGGCAGACTATGGTTCACCCGGATGTCAGTCAGCACGGTCCTGCCATTCTTCAATCCGTGCATCTTCGCCACCTGAGGAGTCGTCAGCCATTCATCACCCCAGCGAGCCTGTGCCTTTTCCACCAGGCGTCTCAGGTAACCGGGTTTCATCTTTTCCACTTTGAAATAAGGCCAGTGCTCCGGACGCGTCGCCCAGTATTTCAGATGCTCAAAGTTGATCAAGGTAATGTCACGGCATTCAGTGACTGCCGGCTTGCCTTCCATGATCCCCAGGCGCACCCAGGCAGGAACCGTGTGGCTGTCCAGCCCCATGAGCTGGCACACCCGGTGAGCTGTCATCCAGCCATTGACCCGGATCGGAGCCGTAAGCCCCTGGCGCGTCCATCGGATCTTGATCGCATTGGTCGACCTTCCAAGGACTTCCGCCATTTCAGCCATTGTCAGGATGCCCAGGTTTGCCTGCAGGAACTCATCCTCTGATTTTGACCATGCCGGCATCCGCACCCGCGGCGCTTTTTCACCACGCACTACACCTCCGCGGGATTGGAGGATTACAGCAGGAAAGCCAAAGGAAAGCATCGAATCTGAAACGATGGTATTGACCGTCAGCTCAAGATCGAATGCCTGATCTACACTCATTGAGACCGCTCCACCAGGTCGGTAATGAATTCCACCAGCGCGCATCCGCTGCAGGTCGCAGAAGATGCCTGGGGACGCAGCACACATTCGTCACATACCTTTTTCGCGCTGGCTTCCACCAGTTGCCACGGCGGGACCGTACCGGCAGCCATAAAAATGTCATACCTGGGATGGTTGATCTCGCCGGCGTTCACCGTTGCCAGCCTCACAGCCGGACACTCGGTTTTTGGAATGCGTACCTCACGCGCGTGCCTGGTCATTCGCGTACAAGCCTCAACCCCAGCCTTCACACTTGCCCCGCGTGCCGAAAGAGTCTTTGCCAACTCGACCCTGTGCTCTGAATTTTCGATACCCAGCAGCGCATTCACCAGCCTGGAATCTTTTGGAAGTCTCCCGTCCATGATCAACGCCTGCACCGGTTCTTCCAGTTCCAGCAGCTTTAAGCGTGAATTGATCAACGTACTGTTGGATCCTATCTTTTGGCTGATCTCGTTGACCGAAAGCCCCAGCTGCTCTTTCATGCGTTTGAACGCCCTGGCTTCTTCGATGGGGTTGAGGTCCGCCCGCTGCATGTTGGCGATCACTGCCAGAACCAACCTGCGCTCCGGTCCGATCTCGGTCGGAGGGCTTACCAGGCAGCGGATGTTTGTAAATCCAAGTTGTTTTACAGCTCTCAAGCGCCGCTCGCCATCGATCAGGATGAATGCCTGGGTTTTGTTGTCTCCATCGCTGGAGTTCATCGCCACGAAATGCGGACCTTCGACCGTGATCGGGTGCAGCAAGCCTTCGCTCTTGATGGACGCTGCCAGCTCACCAATTCCCTCCACCCCGAAGATCTCCCGCGGTTGGTCCGGGTTGACCAGGATCTGGTCTACAGCAATTTGCTGAATTCTCTGTTGAGCAGTCATGACACCTCTACCGTTTCATCCTCGATCGTGTCCCAACTGCCTGAGGAGAGATCTGTTGCCAGTTCATCCTCTAGCGCGTCCTCTGCGCGTACCCCGGGAACAGACGAAGTCTGAGACTGGGGTTCGACTGCATCATGCTCAATCTGGATATCCAGCTTCGGCAGCTCGCACTCCACCAGGAATCTATTCAGGTTCGCCAGGGTAGTTTTGTTATCCCCATATATCAGGTTTTGAACGGATCTGTGAGCCACCATATCAAACAACTCTTCGACGGTGCCGGCGGAAGCCCACTTCTCGCCGTAAGCCATGCCGCTGATGATCTTACGCCACGCTGCCAGCTGAGCCCCGCCCAAAGCCTTGCTCAAAGAGATCTGTGCCTGTTCCAGTAGGTGAGCTTTGAGCTCGTTGTCAATTTTCTGCTGTTCCTTCATCTGCCGGCGCGCTTCTTTCAGATCCGCTTCCGTCACCCCATTCTCGCCAGCGGTCAACTCAACTCCCCGTTCTTTTGCTTTCAAGCATGTGCAGTGTCCGGTGGTTTTACAGCATACGATTGACACCTTAGGAAAACCTTCGACCATCGCTGTATTCCTGGCATACTCGTTGTATTGCAGTCTCAGGTTCTCACAGCGTTTTTTTATGATGTTTTTCAGCGCCACTTCATTGCCGTAACCAAATTCCGTGTGATCGCCATAATTTACTTTATCGTCCTCCAGAACTTCAATACCGGAGATCAAACTTGCCTGTTTTAATTCGATGTATTTCCATGCACTTGTTTTATTGCGGAAACACTCACTGTCCAGGCACAGGTCTTTACCATCGCGTGTGATCAATAATTCACATCCCTTGCACACACGCAGTTTATTGCCTTCCCGGTCAAGTAATTGCTCATTGTGCTTCCATGGCTTTTTATCCAGTGAGGTACCAACACTCTCAATGGCATCGCTGATAAATTCCTGCAGCCGTTCCTGGGTTGTGCCGTTTTCGAGTTCCTTGGCGACCAGTTTACTCAATATCCCGTATTCACCATTCCGCCAGGCTTCATGTTTTTTCACCACTTCCGGCAGGCTCTCGTAGGTCAGCACTTCACGCGCTGCGCCCTCGGTCAAAGTCTTGCCCACCATCCTCTGGATCTCCACCGGCAGGTCCAAAAGCCGTAACTTCCCGCGCACTGCCGAATCACTCAGCCCAAACAGGTGACCCACTTCCTCGCTCGTCTTGTGGAATTGATCGCGGTACACCAGCATTGCCCTGGCTTCCTCGATCGGCGTCAGATCCTTGCGCTCGCGGTTCTCCGCCACGGCCGCCTCGAACATCTGCTGATCATCCATCTCCACCAGGTTGAGCGGCATCGTCTCAAAGCCCAAATTGCCGGTATCCCGGTTGAGTTTGAACGCTGCCAGGCGTGTGTGGCCGAATGCAATCTGGATCATCCCGGAACCGTCAGGGTTCAGCCTGGCACTGGGCACCTGCAGCAGCCCGCGTTCAGCGATGCTGATCGCCACACTCTTCACGTGCTCCGCGTCTTCACCATCCCGCGTTTGGAAAGGATTTGGTTGGATCCTTTCAAGTTCATAATTCTGTACGCTCATCTCAATCCTCCAATTTGAATTTTCGGTATTTCTACCCAAGGTGCATGGGCATCAACAACATCACCAGGCTTTCCGGGTTCTCATCCGGTCGAATCACGATCGGTGTATTATTCTTGTTGAATCCGATGCGGATATTCTCACCAGGTATGTGAGAAACACACTCGATGAGCATGCGCTCGTTGACAGCTACCAGGAAAGGCAGTGTGAATCCGTCCACTCTGACACATGCCGAGGGGCGAACTTGTGTTACTGCCCTCCCCACAGACTCGGCGGTCGCCGTAACCTCCAGCGAGTGCTCATCCTTGAATTCCATTCGGGTAGCACCTGAATAATCGCTGATTTTCCTGATCACGCCTGCCGGCTTCAAACTCTCCACAAGTGCTTTTTTATTGATCATGAACCAGCAGTCAACAGTCTTTGGAATGATCGCGTTCACCTGAGGGAAATTACCTTCAAGCGAATCGAACATCAACTTTTCGTGCCCGCATGTCACCAGGACGCCATAGTTGGTTTGTGTGATACTGATTTCCGCATCCCCAAACAAACTGGATATCGCTCTGAGCGCCTGGATCGACATCAAACCGCTCAGGTTTTCAATACCCTGGCTGATTTTTGAAACCATGAATCCATCGGTGGTGGCGATAAAACCGTCAAAATAAACGCTGTTGAGTACCGGTCTCGCTGGGTCCTTGCTCGCCGCAAACATCACCGGCCTGAGAGTAGACGCCAATCCCTTGACCACCACTGGACCGGAAACAACGCTGAAATCCTCAAGCTGGTGGTAAAACAGGAAATTGTCAGCGTCGTAGATGGTGATGGAAAAAACTACAGATCCACTCACTGCCATAATTTCCAGTGTGCGCCTCTCAAGGTCAGAGATCAAAATAACTTGCTCTTCACCCTGCATCGATTCCAGTATTTTTCTCAAGAGAATTATCGGCACAACGTAAGGTTCATCGATCATTACAACCGGTGCTTTTACCACCTGTGTAACCACGAATTCGCCATCAGCACACGCCAGCTCTAACCCGTCAGGGTATTTGGTCATATCAAAATCAATTCGTACCAGGTGTTTTTCCGGGTAATCACTGGTAAGTTGATCTGAATACTTGGATAACTTTTTCAAACTCTTGATCAATTCGGTGCGGTTCAAAATTGCTTTCACTTCATCCTCCTAGCTCGTTTATTATTTTGTGTTTCTGTAGAAACGATTGGTGTAAATCAATTCACGCCGGTATTTCTTCCAGCTCCATCGCGGACACCACCGAGAGTTCCACCTCGAACCCCGCCAGTCCGCTCAGGATCCGCGTCAACATAGGACCTGCCCTTGCGAGCGCAGTATCCCTGCCATAACTGCTCACCGCCACCAGCTTGAACACACTCCCCTCGACCCCCACCATCTTCAACGGCCGTATCCAGGTATCAAAATCCGCCTTAGACATCTCAGCCTGCAATTGACCGATCGCCTCGTTCCAGATCTTCAACTGGTTCGGGCGTGATATCTTAGCCACAGGGGATGCAGACGAGCGCTGAGCCTTCGCATTGTTGACCGGCACGGGCAACGCATCACAATCACCATCACCCTTAACATCACCATCAACATCTTCATTACCATTACCCTTAACATCACCATTAACATCATGATTAGGTAGAGGACTTGAAAACGCTTTCAATTCATTAGGTAGAGGACTTGAAAACACTTTCAATTCATTAGGTAGCCGATTTGAATTCCAATTGTCAGATTGGATGATCTGCCGGCCTTTTCCGTGATAGCGGAACCTGTCACACCACCCATCAGGTGCCGGATATTTCGAATAACCCAGCCACTCAGCATCCCGCTGGTAAACCTGCCAGTTCTGGATCTGTAAATACTTCTTACCTTCCACCTCGTAGCCCAGGATGAAACCGTGCGCTTCCAGCTCCTGCAGGTCCAGCTTCACATCTTCCAGGCTGATATCTTCCAGCGGCCACACAACTGACCGGATCAGCGCAGGGTTCGCCTGGCATCTGCCCTGGTCATCCACTGTCAGGATCAGGCCGTACCACATGTCCCGCTGCCTGAAAGTGAGCTGAGAAACAGACTCGGACCGCCGAATCTTTGGATCAATAAATCGATGTGTCGCCATCTACGAAACCCTTCCAAACTGCCGCAGTGACCGAAGAGGGAGCGCCCCGCCGCCCGCGCTCATTGCCGGCTGCTGAATTTCAATGTCATACGTGCCTTCGCGCCAGTTGATCGCTGTCACAGTCCCCCGCTTCTCAATTCCAGATTCCTCATTGACTACGCGCACCAATTCCCCAACCTGCGGCATTGGCAGGTCCAAACTTCTATAAATCCCTTTTACTTCCTGGAGGATCCCGCTTGTGCGCTTCTCGATAACTGTTAAAGGTTTTTTTGCCATAGGATCTAACCTTTCCGTGCAGATTTTTAGATTAAAGTAAAGAACTTCAACTTACAAAAGACATTTGTGGACCCCACATGCGCGCAGCTTCATTGCGCATTGCTTTTTCTTGCGCCAGCAGGTCCATCGCGAAATCATGGATCTGTACCTTCACAAATGCTTCAAACTCCGCCCAGTTCTCGCACAGCCAGTACCCGCCCTTTTTTCCGCCGGTGGAGCCTATCGGCCAGCCCTGCTTGCGTAAACCGTTGATCACTTCGCGGAAATACCTGGTATCGGTGATGGTGATTCCCTGGTTGTTCAACTCGAACAGCATCCGCTGCCCGCTGATCGCCTTCTTCCTGCCTGTGTGGAACGAGAGGATCAACAGCACGGCCTTCTCCAGGCGCTGCACATCGTCTGCCGGCATGCTTGCCAGCCTGTATGCTTCCTGCCCGATGTTTAATGCTGTTGTGTGTTGGTGTGTCATTCTTTCCTCCCGAGTTGCATTTCTTTTTCTCTCGTTGTATAGTTACCTATGTGCCCCTGTAGCCTAATGGATAAGGTGTCGCTTTACCGAAGCGGAAGATCTCAGTTCGACCCTGAGCAGGGGCACAGACCGTATTGACATCAGCAGTACAAATCGCTATAATAGGGTTGCTTCGGTAAAGCAACGAACTGAGGAACCTGATCTTTCTCCGTTGAGGAGGACGGCAACCGCCCCTTTGTGGGCGGTTGAACGTTAATTGGTACTGGCTTCTAATCATCTTTCCTCCTGCCAGGTGGACCTTTTCGATGGTGTGATCCACCTGGCAAATAACTACTTGAGAATGGATTTGGTTCTACTGCTTAGCGTTTGTCCGGATACGATTAATTACATCCATTCTCCAAACTGGCGGCCAGGATTCGAACCTGGTAGACTTTTGCGACTTTGCGCTGGTTAGGTTTCCAGCTGCCTCGTTCTTAAGTAGGTGCATCGTCAAGGGAGTCGTCCTTCCCACGTTAGTGATGTGTTCCCACCACATCGCCGCCAGTCATTGCAAAAAACCTCACAAGGTTTTGGCGAGCGGCCCTGATTCGAACAGGTCTTCCGGGTAGCCTGGTTAGGGGGGATAACCAGGTACTTCCGCTCATAGCGCTTTCCATCCCAAAAGTACTGTTGTCTTCGGACCCGGACGGAGCCAGGGAGGATCAACTCCGTCCGGGGGCTAAACCGGCATACTCGCCGGGTTCGCTCATTCGATGATCACGCTCATGCGAACGTGAGGATTCCCTTGATCTGGTTCACCCTGTTATCCAGCTCCACCACAGGGTTCGTGTTTGCGCCAACTGCCTCAAGCGCCCGCAGTAGAAGGGTTAGATCTGAATTTGCTTTTGCCACAATTGCCTCAATCCCTTCTTCATCGTTTACCTCGTTCGTGCTGATCCGCTCAAGTTCTTTTTTGGTGCTGCGGATGATCTCTGCCACTCCGTCCCGTACATTCATTGCGTTATTCGGCCATTCCCGTGGTGTCGTTGCCATTTCGTTTGCTCCTCTCGAACGTCCGGATCCGACCCGGATTCATCCAAAAACAAACTTTTTACAGCCTAATACCACCCGGATTCGTCCGGATGTTCATACCCTCTCAAATTACCGTACTCTGTTGTCATGAAAACCGATCGCTTCCACAACCATGACCCTTGAAAAAGAAAGATCAACCATCCCAATTACCCTGGTTGATCTGACAACTGAATACTCGCATCCACCTTCATAACCCCATCCAGCCCCTGCACAGCCAGCATCCTCTTCCCGCCATTCCCCACAACAGCCCCATTCACTGCCGGCACCGAATCCAGAAGCCAGCGAATAACGCCAACCTTGGTGCGGTTCGTGTGGGTGGCGATCTGCATAATTCGGTCGTTTGTTTCTTTGTCAAGCCTAATTACAGGAGATTGCTTTTCATTCATTAGTTTATCCACCGTTTTCTGTGCTAATTTTGTTTGCTATGTATACATTAGCACCTTTGATAACAAATGTCAATAGGGTATTTCAATGAATTCGAAAATTGGTTATATTTACTTTATGGATAAAGGGAGATTGGCTAATTACTTTGAAAAGAAGTATCTGCAATGGCAAATGGATCACGGCAGAATTTCCCAGGCAACTTTCGCTGAGATGTTGCGCGTTTCTCGCGGCTACCTAAATCAGCTGCTGGAAGGTAAGCGCGATTCAATGACCTACCATACCGCCCGGTATGTGGCCGATGTGCTCCACGATTACGAGATATTACAGATCCTGGGCTACGAACTTCCGACGCCGGAAGAGCGCGATCCCTTTTTCGGGTATCCCCCCGATTTTGTCAAAGCGCTCAAATCCGCGCGTGATAAAGTAGCCACCCTGGGGATTGCCGACAGTTCCCCCGAAGGTGCAGCAATATACAATTCCGAGATCACCAAGGTCTTGAACAATCGGACCACCAGCACAGACGAGTCAGGCAACACGTAACGCAAACTTTTCATCAAAGCCCCTTTGGGTAACGGCAAATACAGTGTCATCATTATAGAACACTATTTCTACATTTGCAACTTAAAAAGAGGAGGAAATAATGGTCTACCAAAGGAAAATAGAAGCAGAGATTGTCGGAGAATCCTTTGACAACCAGGACGGAACATCCAGACAGTTCGGCATTCAAAAATTTTGCACTCCCGGAAAACCAGTGAAACTTATCCGCGAGCCGAACAATAAATTCGATAAGAGCGCCATAAGCGTATGGGTTCGAGGTAAAGCGTTTTTAATCAAGGAACATGATCACCAGGTGGGTTATTTAAGCAAGGAACTAGCCGCCGAGTTTGCCCCGCTCATGGATGCCGGTGCTCAACCTGAAGCTTTTGTAAAAAAGGTGTTTGGCGGAACCGATAAAAAACCGAATTATGGTCTTCTGATTGAAATATTGAAAACTGAAAGCAAGTAATTAGTCAATTGTAGAAATAATGGAGGGAAACAATGGCAAAAGAACCTAAGATCTGTCCGTACTGCCACCTGGAAATAACCAGTGACCAGGATTCACTCACCACCCAAAGCGGTGTGCCCTACCACAAGGTGTGCTACGAAAATATAAACATCGACAGCATGGTCGCCACCATTGAAAAGAAGTACCCCAGTTCAGACGCCAAACTCGCCCGCATCATCAGCCAAAACAACATCATTATCGCCTCAGCAGAGAAAACGCAAGGGCACCTGAGCACCATCAAAACCATCATCGTAATCTTTATGATCCTCACCATCGTCGCAGCCATTCTCCAGGGCTGCTCAGCGCTCATGTCAGGCTATTAAACCGTTGAACCCCCGACCGCTATTATCGTCCTGCACCCTTGCAATCACAGGTACATTACTCCCGTTTTCAAGGGATGTATGCGACCTGCGGTTACCCCTGTTTCCCGTATGCATGGGGTGCAAGAGGTCGGAGGTTCAAATCCTCTCGCCCCGACTATAGACCGCTTTTATCCTCCACCAAGGTATAAAAGCGGTCGCTCGTTACCCCTCATCGCCGCTTCCACCGAACCATAGTTCGCTATTATCAAAATCAAGGTGAGCCATGAAACTAATTGACGCGATCGACGGATTTACCTACCACCTCACCAGCAACGGCAAAAGCCCCGCCACCATCCGGCTTTACACCACCTATCTTAAAAAAATGGATGACTTCCTGATCCACCCCGAACTGGAGAAGATCACCCGCGCCGATATCATGCGTTACTACGGTCACATGCGCTCAGACTACATCCCCTTCCGCCTCTCCGGAGACTCCAAACCCCTGGCCGCCGGCACCATCCAGAACATATGGATCTCCATCCGTTCCTTTTACAACTGGGCCGAGCAGGAACTGCATATTCCCCGCGTGGATGGATCCATTGAGAAGCCCGAATTTGATTACCCCGAGATAGCCCCCTTCTCCCAGGCAGATATTCGCGCACTTTTAAAAGCTAGTGAATATAACCGCGCCACCACTCCTGGAAATCGCATGGCCTTTCGAGCAAAACGTCACACGCGCGTCCGCGACCAGGCTATTATCATACTCCTCCTGGATACAGGTATTCGCGTCTCAGAAGCTGCCCGCCTGCACATCAAAGACGTGAACTTCAAAAACGCAGAGATCTTCCTTGAACCCTTCGGCAGTGGACGTAAAACAAAATCCCGCCACATCCCCATTGGTAACACCTGCAGAAAGTTTCTCTGGTCTTATATTTCCAACCGCGGAGACACCGGCCCAAATGACTCGCTCTTGATCACCCGGGATGGCTCACCGATGGACCGCGATTCCATCCGCCATGTCCTCAGTGAAATCGCCTCCAAAGCCGGCGTGACCCACTGTCACCCGCACCGCTTCCGCCACACCTTCGCCATTGAATTCCTGCGCAACGGCGGTGATGTCTTCTCCCTGCAGAAGATCCTCGGGCACTCCACCCTGGAGATGGTCAACACCTACCTGCAGCTCGCCTCCTCAGATGTTGCCGCAGCTCACCGCCGTGCATCACCCGCGGATAACCTGAAACTATAAAATGCGCGAAGACCTGCCGGCACCGCCTGTTGCCACCTTTACAGTGTACGAGATTGCCTACACGAAGAACCTGATTAATTATGTCATCGCTGAGGTGACCTACCCGTACATTTCCATAACGCACACCATGAAGATATCCCGGAAAGATATCCTCACATTTTTACGCTCCGGAGACCGTTTTCTCTACCAGGATACTTTCTGGAGCCTGGAGGATTCCGGTCTCATTACTCCCGTCGAGAAAAGTGCGTAAAGTATCAAAAGGATTGAAATTTGTTGGCTAAATTTCAATTTATTTTCATAATAGGTCTATTTACACATACAAAGCGCTAAATAAACAAACTCCCCTTGCGGGGAGTTAAACACGGATGACATTTGAGCATTGTCAAGAGGCTTCACCCGTTTACTGCTTAGCGGAGGTCAAACTGTGATTAGTTTTCCATCAGTCAAATAACCGTGCCATCCAATCGACCAGTCCGGATTATCTTTCACAAGAATTGAGGGGGTTAGCGTCGGGAGTTCTTTACTCCCATTCCATTGCCAGGCACCTGGTCCAGCGATTGGAATGACAACCGTCCCCAAAAACGAATTGTCGTCATACCGAATAGCCATTGTCTGGTCTTTGTTCAAAAAGCACCAATCACCTTTGTGGCCTAGTCGATCAAGTTCATCAAGATTTTTGAATTGTGCCATCCTGCACCTTCCTGAAAACCGTCTTCCTGCGTCCGTCAGTCCCCCGCACGTAGACCCGTTCCAAAACTCCCGCCTTTACCTTGTCCCGCAGGATCTCTTCGCAGTATTTCAAAGAATAGCCGGTTGTCGCTTCCATCATTTCAGCGTCCACATCCCCGGGCCTTCTTTCCTGCAGCACATGCACACCCGCCAGCTCCTGCAGCAGTTCATTGATCTCATCACCTATTAAAGAGGTCATATCACCTCCACAGTCCTTGTATCGATCGTGGAATACAGCCGGTGTGTTTCAGTCTTCACCCCGTTTTCGAACACAAATACCACCAGCCCGTGCGTGATATCATTCTGGCTCTGGGTCGCCTGCGTCGCATGGTCATTGAACATCGAGAAGGACGGCAGCACATGCAGCTCTGCCTTGAAATCCTTCATCTCCAGGTACTCGTAGACCGGCGTGTGATAATGCCCCCTCAGCACCAGGTCAGCCGGCTTCCTCCGGTTCATGATCTCCCGCTGCATCAGGTCTCGCAGGTAGAAGCGCGCCACGTTGCCCGCCAGCCAGTTACGGGATCCCGGATGCGGACCGTGATGCGCATAATCTGTCACAATTCCCCCGTACTCCAACAGACCGTGATAGAGCGGTTTCACATCCACACCCGGGAATCGCGCCGAAAGTAATTGCGCCAGGATCAGCTCCAGTGAGCCTTCCCCGGCGTTATGCGCCTGCGTGCCGATCACCTGCCGGTACGCCTTCAGTTTCTTGTACCCGAACCACGGACGCGCATTGTAATCCGCGATAACCGCCTGGTCAGAAAGCCGTGTGCTCACCAATCCCTGCGGATACTTCACCCCGTGGCACGCATCACCCAGGTGCATCACCAGCATCTCGCAGCCGTCCGCGATCGCAAACGCATCTTCCATGCACTTGGAGCGCGTCTTCCACAGGTAGCGCTGAGACTGACTCATTGCCGGCTGCCATGGCTTGAAATTCCCCAGCTCGTCTTCCTGGAACAAAACGGTTTCCGGATTCATCAACGCCAGCTTGAACCCGCCGTGCGTGTCAGTTTCTACCACCTGGATCTTTCGGTTGGTTTTTCGCAATAGATTCTCCTAGCGTTTTCCCCTGGCAGTTCTTGGCCAGGGGTTGCGGTCGTGTTTCTATGGAAACGCCTTGTGCAACTCCGGATGCGCAGTCCACAACTTCGCCAGCTTCTCCTCATCCGATATCACCACCGGTGGAACCACAGCCGCGTGACTGTACACCACCATCCTCAGCAACTTCTTGTACCTCGAGCTGAGATCTACGATCGCTCCATCCCAGGTATCCATGATCACATATCCATTTGAATTCTTGCCATTAATGACTACCCAGTGCGGCTCCAGGGCGGTTGTGGATGGATTATGGTCCACCTGTGCAAGTACCGGTCTCCCACTCAATAAAACTGCGTCGATCCTGGCTTCTGTCACCTGCGCCGCGTCTCTGATAAAGTTGCCCTCATCCAGGACGATATTCGGGTTGATTTTGGTTACTGCACCCCAAACGATAAGGGCGCCCTCAAACCCGCCTTTGTTTTTCAAGTCCTGGTTAAGCTTCCCGGGATTAGGAACGCGCCCGGTCAGGAATGCGATCACTGCATCGACACCAGTAACTGCGCAGCCGTCACTGCCAATTGTGAGTGCTGAATTACCCAGTTGATCATTATTCCACCTGTCGTCATTCTGACTGGATGATGGAACCGCCAGCACCTGGATTATCACTGTCGGTGGAGTTTCAACAATCGGAGGGTCAATTCTCTGCATGTAAGTTGCATACACCCACTGCCCGTCACCAATCCGGTACCAGCCATTACTGACCTCATAGACCAATCTTTTTTCACCGTTCATCAGGTATCCGAGAACAGTTGCACTGCCATTTGGCATATTCCTGATTGTCAGGCTTTTCGCCGCGGTACACTGAGCCCAGAATCCATCAGCCACCGGAGGAGCTGGCGGTTCCGGGATAGTGGCACCACCTTTGAGTAACTCAAATTCCTCTTTAGATTCCATCCAAATGTTCAGGTCCAACGCTTTTGACTCCATACCATACAGGATGCCGTCCCCGGATCCGTTGTCATCAACGTCACCATCACTGGTGTACTGCCACATTAGGATTTTTCCTGTCCACCCCTTTGCCCTCACTGCATCTTCAACGGATTCAAGAGAGCGTTCTACCCACTGCCAGTCTACAACCATCATTTCGTTGTACCAGGCAACCCATAGTGGTCTGTTTTTGAACCATGTGCCAAACCAGGTGAGTAATCCAAGGGAGCAGTAAATACCATTCGTTTTGCCATTGAGCGCGTCCATCCGTTCAAGGAACGCTCTGGCTATCTTTTGCGCCCTGGTTGCATAATTCGTAATCGGTGCGGCTGTAGCGGATGTCGCATTCTCAATATCCAGGAATACATAATTGTCGCTGTCTCCCTTGATTTTGTTCCAGCAGTTATCCGCTTGGGCCTTGCCCCACGCCTCGTCGGTCATGCCATAAGCAGAAGATCCAGCGTTATAGTTTGAGTAGTAATCCATATACCAGTAAGCAATTCTGAAAACGTGTGGCTTGGCATTAATCCAATTCGCTGAAAACTTTGGATCAATCGTCATCCCCGCCCCGACTTTAATTACTGCAAAGTCAGGGTGCATATTCACTGCCTCACCCCACTGAATAGGGCCTTGATGTTGAGAAACATCAAGGCCTTTTATTGGGTAATTACCAAATTTTATGCCCATAGCGAATCCTTCCATAAATCTTTTTTGATCAAGGATGAGCGTACCCCGCGAACGAAGTGAGCTGGGGTAGCAGTCTCACCTACGCCGGCTGCAGCGCAATCGCGCTCATCGAATTCCTGGATAAAGCATTCGTGAGTGTATGCGTCATCACCGCCGATGCCCCGGTGGTAGCCTTATAGCTGCCGTAAGGAGTTGTCGTGTCCGGCTGTGCAGTTTGTCCTGCACCCACCGCCCCAAAGTAAGGCGATCCGGAGAGAATACCGCACTCAATAGCCATTCCATTTGCCACAGATGCTGCCATCGTGATCGAATGCGGCTCACTCGCCGACCCCGGTGCAGTCCCCGTGGCGATTACTGGCGTGGCTTGGTGAACTCCGGAGCATAAATAAGCCGTCACATAGGCCGTATCAAAAGACCCTCCAACTGTCGCCAGGTTCGAAGCCACCCCAAGGGATCCCGCCGGGATTACCGCAGCGTAGATTGCAGTACCAGCGTAAAGAATTGCATCTTCTTTCACTTGGCGCGCGAGCGTGATCGAATTCCAGGTCATGGATGTTGGCGCTGCCATATTACCAAGACCGTCTACACACGCCACCAGGCAGGCATTTTGCACCACGGCCGGCGTGATCGATAGCGAAAACGCGTTCGAAGCCCCAGTGCCGTTCCAGGTCTGCTCGATCGTCACCCCGCTGGGTTCAATGATGAAATCCAGTATCCTGGCAAAATGCCGCGCCGTCGCCACAATGCCGGAGTACACAGCACCCACCAGCAGCACAATCGGATTAAACTTTAATTTATAACTATAAGATGCTCTGATCATGATATTTGTCCTTATTATGCTGGTACGAGTAAATAACTCACCACAGCACTGCCGGTATAACTCGCTGCCCCGTGCTTCACCTGGATCTTCCACCCGGCAGCCATCACCAGGTTCAGATCGAACACCCACACCGCCCCCGGGGAGAGCGTCTTGCTGTCCGTGAACATCACCGCAGCAGCGTCATCGATCACCTGCACCGACACGGTTTGTGTCGTCGTGTAGGAATTCTGCAGGATCATCCCCAGCGTTGCGTAAGCCGAGGCAGCCGCCACGGTCAGCAGGTCCTCCCAGGCTGTTCCGCTGAAATTCGCAGCACCCATCCCGCCCACAAATACGATCGTTCCCGCCTCGATCAAACCGTCACACGTCGCGCCCACCTTTGCCTGGATGGAGGAATTGGCATCCAGAATCCACGGGAAATTCAGCATGAACTTTTCGCCCGGCGCCAGTTGGATGGAAACCACAATGTAATCCGATGCCGAGATCACCAGTTTCAGGTAGAAAACCGTCGTTACACTGGCATCCGTGTTTTTCATCACGATCTGGTTCACCTGCTTCACGCCGCTTGCAGGCGCAGCTACCAGTTCCGCATAGCTGGTCGTTGGCGTCAGGTAAACCGAATTATTAGGCACCCCCGCCAGTCCCTTGATCTCGGAACTCTTAACAGTTTGATTTGGAGAAATAGGAACGGTCATTAGCTCACCTCGCCGGTATGTTGAATGGTTAGATCCTGCTGCAGGGTCGTGTTGTCAAAATCCAGCAGGAAACGGCACAACAGGGATCCGCTGTCAGCCGCCGCACCTGCTGCAGCCCCTCCGAATAATCCGCCTTCCTTGAGGTAGAACGAACACTCGCTCGCCAGAAGGTAAACGGTGGAATAAAAATTAGCATCGCCTTGCTCGCATTCGGTCAGAAGTTTTCGCAGGGTTTCAGTCTCCAGCGCGATGTCACTCACCGCCGGATCCGTGGTACCCGTACCCACCGCCATGTAGGTCAGCCCTGTCATTTCCTCGCCCGTGATCCTCCTGGAAATGAACTGTTTTCCGACCGTGGTCACCAGGTTGGTGGATTCCACCCGCCGTCTCTCCAATCCAAGTTTTCGCGCCTCCCGGATTGCGTCGTTCAGCGTAAATCCATATCCCAACAGCCTGGCAATCGCATTCGGTTGGAACGCGCTTAAGGTCACTTTCCCGGCTAACACGATCTCATCCTTTGTTTCTATTTTTTTCATGCTCACTCCGCACCATATTTCGAATAATCCCACTTGTCCACGTCGTACTGGTAAGGACCATCATCCCCCGTCACCGTAGCACCGCTTTCAGTGACAGTAACCGTATCTGTGAAGTCGAGGATGTTGTCCAGGATCTCATCTTCCGAATAATCAAAGGTTTCCCCGCTTGCCCGCTTCATCTGCAGCAGCAAACCCACCAGCGATTGATCAGCCGCCCCCAGTTCCACCTGGTTCATCACGAATCCGCCTGCGCTGATGGTAGTCGTCACCCGCTGGATCATGAAGTTCCCGTCCAGCCCCCTGTGCGGCAAATGAATGTTCTGGGTCTGTCCGGCTTTTAAGCCAGTCTTTCTCACAAAATAGGTGATCGCCTCCGATTCAAATGCGTTTTTCGCCAGCTCTGTAGCTCCGCGCATCCTTGCCACTTTCGAATCCACGATAGACCGGTCTTCGATCACTCCCTTGAGCCATTTGCCGTAGAACGCATAACTGGCATAATTCCGCACGATCGCCCGCACCGGCTTCTCTTCCTGCCCGTCGATCTCGATTGCATTGAGCAAAGTTGGCCAGTACGTTTCCTGTTCCAGCCTGCCATCGCTGTCAAAATAAAGCACCTCATCGCGCCCTGCCAGTTCGGAACTGTTCCCGATTTTCACCGTCAATGTCACCCACACCGGCATGTCTACCCTGGCGCTGGTGGAATTGTGCGCCGTGCCGCTCCAGGAGTATCCCGTCCCCAGCGTGCCGTCGCAATAAGCGCTCGGGTACGCCAGCTTTTCAGCCTGCACCGCGTCGAAATACACGATCTTGGCGGAATCCGTACCGTTGTTCCGCAGCTCAACCCGCACGGTCATCGCCGCCCCGGATGTGTTCGTGTACAGCACGGTCAATCGTTCCCATGCACTCGTTTTCCGGTTCGTGGTTTCAGCCAGGACCACCGACCCGCTCACATCGTAGATCGCCACGCTCGCCATGGCTGCCGTATCACACCAGCTCATCGCCTGTCCGGTCAGCGGTTCACCCGGGTTCAATGTGATATTTGCCCCGCGTACCATCGACAGCAGGTTGCCTGCCGTGATCTTCAGGCTTTTTACTCCCTGGTGATATTTTGTGTCATCCTGCGCCCACACCGCACCGGCTCCCGCCTGGTATTGCGTCCATCCGTCTGTGATATTCGTCTCGAAGGATGGATTCACCAGCAGGTTGGTGGTCGCCCCGCCCTCATTCCTGCGCACAACGATCTTGCTCTCCCCGTCCCACGGAGAGAAGCGCTTGTTCAGGTAAAGCGTTCCTGACCGCACCGGCTGGGTATATTTGAAAGTTTCATCCCCTCCCAGCGCCATACCGCCCACCACCTCGATCACGTTCACCACCCCCGCCGCGTCCACATTCACCTTCACGTTTTCAACCGTCTCTTTGGTCGCATCTTCCGGGTCATGCGTGATATCGAACGGCGCCAGGTACTCCACCTCGCCCCAGTAATGCAAGGCTTTGTTCTCATCCACGTACCAGTGCCCGCCGCTCTGCTCGCACAGCCAATTGAGAATTTCCCTCACTGATTTCCGGTTGAATAAAACACGGGGGATGGTCCGCACAGCCACAACATGCGTCGCGCCGTCAAACCCGCTCAGTTCCACAGTTCCTGAGAATATAGCAGCCAGGATCTCCGCGTCCGTTTTATCGATGAATAATGCCTGGATGAACACCTTCTCCAGGTAAGCGCCGTAGTCCGAAGCGCCGATGGCGTAACTGTTCGCCGCCAGGTTGGCGCCCGCTGCCCGGCTTGGGGTCAGCACATACCCGCCGAAGATCACTTCCGCGCCGTCCTTCACCACTATCTCCTGCCACCCCTTAATTCCCAGGGCGTCGCCGTTCTGGATAGTCAGGTTCAGCGTGTCCAGCTCCTCGTTGATCGCGCTCAATTTGGTTACAGGGAACTTACCAAGGTCAACCTTGTCAGTGATATTCACAGTGTTGAGCAGTACCTGCAGGTCAATGGTATCGGTCATAATGAAATTTCCTTAGTGTAGGTTTTCATAGATAGGTTTCATTATGAAATTCCCATAATGTGGGTTTCTCTTAAATAGGATTTCATCTTCCCACTCCCTGCAATTGCAGCTGCCGCATTACTTCATCCACACTGATCCCATAGAAATAATTGGTGACATTGGTAGCGCCGCCCATCATTTGCTGTGTCTGCCCTGCAGGAGTAACCTGCACATGTTCGCCGGATTCCACACGAATTGGGAATGAATCGTTTGGATATCCCGGTGGAACTATGAAGTTCAAGCCGTTCGCTCCACCTGGTCCCTCGCCCGGTTTTGGCGGCAACGGTAATATATCCTGGTTATTGATTGAGCCGTTTTGGATCATCGCAACCGTGTAGGTGACCGTTCTGTCGCGCAATGCTTCTTGATAGCCAATAAGTGCCGCCAGTTCCAGGTTGTACTCTGCGGTTTTTTCTTTTGCAGTGATCACACCATCAGCATTGGTGTCATATTTCTTGGTCAGATCATCCAGCGCGTTCATAGTGCTGTAGGTTGCAAAATCTATCAACCCCATCTGCATCGCGAGCTGCATCTGCGCTTCCTCATCCATATTCGCAGCCAGCTTATTGAAGATCATTTCCGCTGTAAGTTCCTTGAAATACTGCGTCACCAGCCCCACTTCACCAGCCATCGCTCCAATTTCGACCGTGGTTCCGGGAACCGTGTTTTTCAATAGATCAATTTCGGCTTGCAGTTCAGCCACTTTGTCTTTGGCAAAGCCATTTGAGCCGCCCAGTCGCCTTATTTCAAACTCCAATTGCTTTATGGCACGGTGCTGCGCCTCAACCGGATCCACTCCCTTGGTCAGCAGCCGCATCATGTAATCAAGCTCTGGAATGGCTTCGTTACCGATCGTGTACTTCACGCCCTGCCAGGAGTCATTCAAGTTGTCGATCGAGCGTTTGTAATTCTCAATATTCTGGCTCGAAGCCGCGGTAACCAGCAGTGATTTTGAAACGGAATCCATTGCCGCGTCAATGCCGTCAGCGCCCAGTTCCATCAACTTGCCCATGTCCGCGCCGGACCGCCCAAACGTTTGCATCAAGAGGTACCCGCGCTCCATTTTTGGATCCAGTGACAGGTATTCTTCTGATAACTTTTTCAGTCCTTCTCGTGATACATCAATGCCCCTGCGAGTAGCCGCCAGCATGGATTTTTCAAGCTTCTCCTGCGAGATGAACACATCATCCGTCGCCTGGATCAGCCGGCTCATTTCCTCAACATCCATGCCAACCACGCGCGCCTGGTCAGTCACTGACTGCACGTATTGCTCAGTTTCAGATACTGATTCTTTCAGCAGCTTGACCAGTGACCCCGTCGCCATACCAGTCAGTCCAATGGCTGTGGTACTTGCCAGGCTGAATCCGGTCAGCTGCTTAAAGGCATTGGCCATATTCTTGACACCGGCAACAGACTGCTTATCGCCGTCGCCGCGCTTGACCGTATTGATAATGATATTGAGGATTGAATCACTCATTTTTTACCCTTCAAATATCCTCTGTACCCTTGCCTCTTCAACCAATTCGCCTGGCTCTGCTCCTGCGCCTTCACCATTGCCTGCGCATTTGGCAGCTCATCCACCAGCGCGGAAAACGCGTCCAGCCAGTCATCGTTCAGCAAACCCACATCCCACGGCATCACTGCCATCCCCCCCAGCACACGATTCACTTTTTGCGCCCGGAAGATGCTCACCAGCCGTGGATCGGTCGTCCGCCCTGTCCGGGCAATTTCAAGCAGCGCGGACTCTAGGCTTTTTTTACGCCGACCCTGTGCTCCCGGATCATCTTCGCCACCTGGCCCTTGAACCACACCCACAAGACCGGGTCTGTATCATAGGTTTCCATTGCGAACTTTTGCACATCGCCCGCGCTCCACCTGGTTTCTTCCGCACCCTGGCTGAGCAGTTCCGAGTACACTTCCGCCTGCTCAGAGAGGATTTCGCGGGAGCGCATGTTCAATTCGGTAAGCTGTTCCGGAGTCACCTGCTCAGTAGGCACTTCCAGCTCTTCCGACCGCTTCAAGGCCTTGTTGAGTTTATCCAGCACATCATGCGGCGGGTTCACCCACACCTCAAGCGCCGTCTCACCAAACGCCTCCGAGTATTCCTTGAACTCCAGCTTCTTCACTATCTTTGGTATTTTGATTTCCATAGTTCCTCATTGATTCCTTGACATTGATAAGTCGGTTTTCTAATTAGTGGTATTAGTGGACAACGCTCTTTTAGATCGTCGCCGAATTAGTCGTCACATCCACTGTGAACATCTTCCCGCCAGTCGGATCATAGATGCCCTCGAACTGGACCGTGGTCAGCGAAGTATCCTTCTCAGCCGATGCAAACAATTTCGGGTCCATCACGATCCCGGAGAATGCGATTGCCAAACTGTGAGGATCTCCCGTACCGATTGCCGGACCGGAGAGCAGCAGTTTCACCACCTGCATCGTCCCCATTGCATCATGCAGTGCCACAGCCGCAGCCCCGCTGTCTAGCGTTAGAGTGCACAGGATGCCCGGTTTGCCCTGTCCAATGGCGTCAAAGGTCAAAGTCGTGCCGCCGTGGAACTCAGGGTAGAATCCGCCGATGATCTCGATATCGAAAGCGCGCAATAGGTTGGTTTTCTCAGTGCCGCCCACACCCGCCCAGGAAGTATCGATGTACAACTGTGCCAGGAACCCGCTCATTTCGGTCACTGCAGGTGCAGCGATCGCAGCCGTGAAGGTCGTCTTGGTGTTCTGCCGTCCAAAGAAATCAATGGAGATCTTGATTGCAGCATCCCCGCCGTCCTGGGGGACTGTGCCGGAGATCTTCACCTTCTCGAATACCACGTACTCCACCTCGAACCCCTGCACGCCCAAATCGCCGTATTCCAGCGTCATTGTGTCCGGAGTATTCCCGGTCGCGGTCAGATCCTGCGCGAACGCCCACAGGTAATCGTCCTGGTCCGTGGTTTGCTCCACTGCAGTGATCCCGCCCTCGAGCAGCAGCGAGAAGATCAAAGGAAGCAGCTGGAAGTACCCGCGCTCCACCTCTATCGTGTTGGTCACCAGCTTCCCGCCGGTCACTGCCCGGTAACCCGGCACATTTTTGCCGATATCGTCCTGCGGGATGGTCACTTGCTGGTCCTGCGCGAACTTTGCCTTCCCCAGGATCCGTTTGTTTGCCGCCACAGCCGTACCGGCGGTTGATTCAGCACCATATTGCAATTGTTCAAGTAACATTTTTCACCTGCCTTTTAGAAAAATTTGAATGTCATTGCGAGGACGCCCTTCCGAAGCAATCCCCAAAAATAGACTTCCTATCACGGACTGACCGTGTACTTTCCGCTCTGATTCTCGATCACCACCCAGGGCACCTGCAAGCCATAATGCTCATCCTCGTTGCCCCAGGCTAATCGCACCGGCCTCAATGACCCCGGCAGGTCCAGCCTCCAGCTCACCACCTTCCCGCCCAGCGTAATGTTCCCCGCCTGCTTCTGGATGATCTTGTCCGGGAAGCTCATCACATACGGCATCTGGCTTCTCACCAGGCTCAAGGTCAAATGGAACTCCGTGACCCCGTGGTAAGTCACCATCGTCGGCCCGCCCGTGCTGGGAGACACATCGATATTGCCGTTGATGAACGAGATCGCGCACGGCACAGTTGTCACACTCTCCGGCATCTTCTCCAACATATAACTCTTCACCGCCACGTTTTTATCGTCTCGTATCTCACCCCATAGCCGACAAATATCGTTGAACCAATATTTCAAACCAAATAGGCTGGCCATAAGCGACGTCCTTTCTTTGACGGAGCTGTACCCCGGGAGATCGCGCAGCGAACGAGTGGGGCTTCGATAATCATTTAACTCTCATCTTTTCCACGATCTTATCCAGCGTGTCCGAGATCAACAGCAGCACATACCCCAGTCTGGACTCCATCACCGGTCTCACGATTGGCGTCCCCTTCACACCCTTTTGCTTGATGCTTTTCGCCAGCGCATACGCCGTTCTCAACACATCTTTCTCCGGAGGATTGAACTTCGCCTTCACCCAGTCCGTCAGATCATGCACCCAGGGCTGCCGTCTATCCTCGTTTTGCCAGTAGGAGCCATCCTGCAGGAACCGCAGAATGTGTGCTCTCGCATTCTTCCCGTGATCCGATGGACCAGTGATACCAGTCACGCTCCCCGGCCCGTTTGCAATGACCTTGCTGCCGATGCTCCGCACCGTCCGACCGGTGAACGTAGAAATTCGCGATTGCACATTCTTCTTCATGTCCGCATTGCCCTTGCGCACGGACTTCAACAACTCTTTCGTCAGCTCCGCGGGCATTTGCCTCAGCAGAGCCTCCTGCTCCTCAAACCCCATCAGGTTGATCTGTGCTCCAAAATCAGCATCAGAGAGTTTGCCGGGCATCTATTCCCCCACCCTGAATGGCGCCAGGATATCTTCGATCGTCCTCGGCGGGAATTCGCTCAAATACCTGCCCTGCCCCTGCTCAGCATTGCCCGTGATCCCTGTGAACCCGGAAGCTGCCTTCATTCGCATCAAAACCGCGATCTGCCTGCAGAGGTAATTCACCGTCTCCGGAACCACGTACTGGCTCACAGCCTTGTTCGTGTGGATCGCTGCAGTCGTGCCGTTCACAGCCCGCTCCACCTTGAACGTCCGGTACACATTGATCGCTGAATCCGTCAAATGGTCCGCAGGCGCCGTGCCGTTCCACCCGCGCTCAACTGCCAGCACGTGCGTGTTGATCTTGAGGATCTTCATATCCTCCACGTCGATCTGGAGGATCTCACCCACGTTGAACTCCGCCCCGTTGTCCACCGTGATGCTCGCATCGTTCTCGTCAATCGCACCGTTCACCAGGGAAGTAGCCGCCGTGCCAGCAGGAGAATCCGGCCCGCCCCCGCCAGCCGTGATCAGTTCTTGCTCGCTCTCGATCAACAGCAACATTCCGGGAGAGAGCACACTGCCGTTCGTTACAGCCAGGGTCGTTTCAGTGGAAGTAGCCTGGGTTGTGTTCACCCCCAGGCTCACGCTCTCCTCGTACAAGCCCCAATTGCCCGCGATCACCACTTCGTTCTGGTTGGACCATCCCGCGCTTTGCTCAATAAAGATATATGGACCATTCACCCACATCCGGTTGAGGGGTTTCAGCGTGTAATCTGCCACAGCAACCGTCTCGCCATCGTTCGTGATCGAAGTAATGGAGAGCAGCGGCTTGATGCTCAAAGGATCATATTCATGCCGCACCCTGGCGCCGAATGTGAACGTATCCTCCACAGGGATGAAATACCACGCTTTACGCTGGATTACCTCGCTCGCTGCCCGGATCCTGTCCATCAGGTCAACCCGGTCCTCGAACCCTTTGAGACTGAGGTCGTCCATCACTTCTTTTGCCGTGCAGTAGATTTGTCTGATCATCTAAACCTCATTTGAAGAAAATGACTATTTTATGCAGGATGATTTGTAAAAAATCCATCCAGTAACATTGAATACAAAGTTTCTGCACCATGTGCTCCAAATGATTTCCATGTTGTTGGGTTGGAAACGAGACTGCTGGCTGCTTCTACAGTCACAGACAATAACGCCCCATAAGTAGCAATACAAAGGCGAGTCAATGATTCTGTTATTGGACCAGTATCTATAAGAGTAAAATTAGCCCCGTCCAGCGCCTTCATTTCTGTTTCAAACTCCGCGTAATAAGCTGCGGACTTATCCTCTACATAACCATAACTGTAAGCCCCGTTGCCTGGGCTGCCAGAACCGTGAAAATCAATCGCTGCGTCAACTGCGGAACTTGTATCCGCTGCAAATGCTACCTTAAAGGCATCAACACATTCCACTGTCCCTGTCGTGTTCCATTGTCTATTGTGGTTTACTGCGGGTGTTTGGGCGCACGCTCGATGATGACCTCCCCACACGCCTTGTGGGGATACGCATGGGTAAACATAGAAATCAAACCAGTCAAGCAATGCCTCTGCATTTGCAGAACCACCAAGTAACCAGTCGATTGCGCCTTCTAATGCGAACCTTCCCATAGGTTCGTTGGCATGATTCCCACTTGTGAATATCGCCTTGTTTTTTGTGTTGGCGCTGGCTTTCGATATTTTGAACCCGTGAAATGGAAGGGCAGGAGCGGTTCTACTGTTCTGTCCGTTGGCACGCTCTGTTGATGTTCCTATTACTCCATCTGTGCTGGATGTCGTATCAGATACATAATCATGTGCCATCCATTCGCTAACCTTACGTGTGGTTCTAGACATTGGATATAACGGATACATTGCAAAATAAAGAACGCCTGACGGCAATGCAGATGCTGGTGCAAAAGATATGTCCGTTGCTCCAATAACAGGAGCACCAAAGTCATTCCATACATCTGAATCTATGGCAGTACCCCAGCAACCGTAGCGCATATAATCTGCTACCGTTGCGGCGTCCCCATAATTACTCTTATTAATTAGGAATGTTGGTGTTTTACCCGCCAATGCTGAATCTTTGAACGCCCACCACGTCCATACCTGTCCCACTCCCGCTACAGTTAATAATGGGTTCGGGGTTATTCTAATTGTGATTGTCATATCGCCGCCACTGTACTAAATCCAGCACCATCAAAATCGGCTGACGCTGCCATTACAACACCATCCGGTATCGCATTCATTGCATCCGTAATTGCCACGACTTGCTCTGGAGTAAGAACAATGTCATATAGAGCTGCCGCCTGAATATACACATAAATTGGTGCGTAACAGCCAAACAGTATTTCGCCAGATGTGTCCCCAAGAGTAACCGTTCCGTCAGCGACCCCATCCAGGTAACAATTTCCACCGCAAAGCGCCATTACCCCGGACGCTACCACTGCCTCGCTCGACAAAAGACTGTTACCGTTTTTATAGCGCCTTGTGGTTGATCTGTTAGGAGCAACAGCAAATGTGGCATCGTTTAGTCCAAATATGAATCCTCCGGGGGCAGCATTTGAAAACTTGATAATCATTGAGTGCGTCTTGTTTTCACCAGACACAACAGAATATCCAGTGGGGAGAACTTGGGTGTTTGGATTATTGTCAAACTTCCAACCGTTAACAGCGTCCCACTTTGGGTTATAAGCGAGTGTTGCTTGTACTATGTCATATGTGCCGGGGTTAGCAAGGTTGATTTTGCTGTCAGCATAACTCTCTGCGCCTTGACCCGCATACGCCTCGATACAGTTAGCCGCAGGTACTTCGCTAGTCAAATACCAGGGAATAACTGGCGCTGCCCTCTTCCCCGCAATCACCACTATGTCGTCAATTAAATCCCACATATCACCCTCGCATCAAATTCTAATTTCGTGCTAATCCTGAAATTCGTCATAGAATTCAACGTGGAATACGGCATCAGCCGCAACGCCAATTACAGATAGCGCCCCAAGATTGTCAATCGGAGGAATACGCGTGATACTATCCTCGGGAATATACCCGTATGAGGATGTAGACGCGGTGCCGCCAATTTGGTAATAACAAGCAGCGCCAGCAGCCCTCATCAGCGCGGAAGTTGCCCCGGCGTTCGGGGTAATGGTGGTCGCCACAGTTCCACAAGCGCACGCCGTCCCACCTAAATGAGTTGCTAATAGTATTGCTTCACCATCAGATAATATGTGTTTGGTCATTTGATACTCCTTTTATTTGACACTCTCATTTAGCCAGTTGTCACGGTTCTCGCGCCATTCGATACGATTACCCATGTTTGACGCGCACACAAAACAAGACGCGGGGACTTCTCTTGTGCATAAGTAGTCTGCTAATGCCTGTTCGGTCAATCCCTCAATCGCAATCCCGTCATGCTCTTTTGGCAATCCTAATAATACAGAAGGGATGAACGGCGCTGTGCAGCAACGGTAAAAATAACCGCCGTCGATCACGTGACGGTTGATGTTGTACCAACACGCATTGAAGCGCCCCTGTGCTATGTCCTGCGGTGACTTCTCTTTGAACGCACACTCCGTAAATATCACCGGATGCACCTGGAATAATGTGTCATGCTGCCTGCATTTGTCAGCGATAATATCCAGATCCATTTGTGTCAGTTTGTAAGGCGTGACAATGAGCTCGTCAATCTTTTGGTACAACTCGTCTGACCAATTCCGGTACGCCTGCCCGTTGGTGGTTATCTCGAGCGTGTCCGCAATCCCTGACTGCCTGGCTATATTCAACAGCGTCAATATTTCGGGGTGCAATGTGGGCTCACCACCCACAAGGTTATAGCGGTCGAAGTGGACTATCTTTGCCATTGCCGTGAGGTCGCGGTACAGCATCAGCGGGTCGATAAACCAGGGCTTCTGCATGGGAATGAAGTGGTTGCATCCTACACATGAGTTTTGGCAGGCAAGCGTGACGTTCGTTTCACCGTGTGGTCTAGTTATCATACTTATGCCTTTTCAGCCCCCAAATTTCAAAAGTGAGAATAAGCCTACAACTAAACCCAGCCCAAAATGTTTTTACCTTGTAACTCATAATGACTAAAAACCCAAATGGTAACAGCGCGTCTCTGCGAATACATAAGGTTGCGCGTCTTTCGGGGTGACGCTCTATTTTGATAAATTTCCACGGAATACTTGACCCGCGTTCTTCTTGCATCCTGTCTGAAATATAAACAGGCATATCGCGTTTACCAATCCACTTGTAAGTTAAGTAATCAGATAATCCACAAACGTCATGGCGCTCTACTTCTATTCTTGCCTCATCCACTGTAGTCTCCATCAAAATAATCCTGCGTTTCCAAATGTGAGTAGATCAACTCCGGCATGTTGTACCTCGCATAATGTGGCAGCGTCCCAGCGCCTTCCCTGATTGCCTCATACCTGTCCGCAATCTCTTTGCGTTGCTCGTATGACTTCACTAGCAACTTGTGATGCTCAATAGCGTATGGGACAACTTGACCGCAACCGTTGGGATTTCCGGCATGAATGAATGTCACTCCGAGCATGTTATTTCGCAACCCTAACCGCGTCTGTAAATCAGGGTATATCCCTTCGTTGCAAAGTGTGTGATACTTGTCCGGGTACATATACACGCGCGGGAAGGCGAACAATGTACCGCCCTCATACTTCTTTTGTCTTAGCCATGTTTCCAATGCCGGACTGACAACTTCATCATCATCCAATCGCAGGAGGTAATCACCTGAGCATAAGTTCACGGCTATATCAGATACCATTTCCTGCAAAGGTACGTCATGCTCCGGCAGGTCGATTGCCACGTCTGCAAACTTTCGCAGGCATCCGCTTTGCGCATTCTCGCCGTCTAATCCAATGACGAATTCACAGTTAAGGATGGTCGCCAGCCTGTGCATCCGCATGATAAACAATCCGGCGTGCGGTTCGGCGTTGGTGACACAGAGGATTGAGAGGGTCATTTAAATGCCTTTTGTAGCATCTGTGAGAGAACACTCCCGATAGTGTTTGGATTGTATGTGGTTTCCGACACTGCCTTTTTGACAACATCTTTCATGGCGTCTTTCATAATGTCAGATAAAACCATTCCCTGAATAGATGCGTAGCATTGAGGGCATAAACCTATCGCCTGTTCATCACCAAAACTAATCACGTGTGACATGTAACCATCTTTACCATTGTGCTGACACTTGATAACTGTTTTCATTTCGCTCCCCTTACTAACATGAATGCTTTTTGCAAAGTTGACGCGACCCGCTCTTCATGGTTTACATCGACACTGTCAGATTGCATTTCATTGAGGAAAATGTGCATTAGTTCGTGTACCACCGTTGCTTCTATTTCATCTTCGGACAACGCTACCATTTTCGTGAGATTGAATGTAATCACGTGTTCAAGGTATTGCCAGTGAGCCTCACATAAAGCATCGGCATCCAGTCCACTTCACCCACCACTTCAAATACTTGTTGATGAGTTTCTTTGTCTCTGCAGACGTTCTCATTTCGTCACCAACTCTGTAACCTTTGTATCAGGCACATGCAAGCGAGTAAACTTTAGCAATTCGTCAATCTCATGCCGTGACCCGTGAAACTCACCGCGAATGTGATCAACTTTATCCAACAGGTCGGGCGCGGATGGTAGTATCTCGTATTCTGCATACTCACAGTCAATCTTCAGCAATGCAACGCGGTCAATCCCATAACTCTTGAACACGTTTTCAAGTGTGGTTGAGGGGACATCCCCCCCGTCGAATATCATCCCGCCCCCGCTGTTATTCTTGTCTGTGCTGACAGTCACGTTCCTGCCATTCTTGGTCACGGCGCATAATTCAGCAGTGATACCCTCAACCTTGTTGCGCTCGATATTCTCAATCATGGCGTTGTAGTTTTCTTCATTCGGTTCAAATGCGATCACCTTGATACCAGGATACTTTTTAGCCAGGTAACACGAGACAATTCCTTTATGCGCTCCGATGTCGATTATCACGTCGCCAGGCTTCAAGTTCAAATCATCCAGTTTGTAATCTTTCTCAATTTCACGGCTTATAATCTTTGTCAAGCCGTCTGAATCAGGTACAAGGTCAAGCCCGATGCTGTTTGCGAAGCCGTCCTTGATAATCTCGTTATCTTTCAATTCGTCATTGCACCCTAAACATGGAACGGACATTGAACCATCGGGATTGTACAGTCCAGTCTTACCCCATTTGTGCATGTGTCCTTTTACGGTGTCGTGTACTTCATCTGCTAACCTGTCGAGGTAAGGAATCCAGTAATCTTGCACAATCTTGTCGGCGTCGTAAGCCATTGCACCAGCGCGGGCGCGTTCACGGTAAATCTTGTTACCCTTTTTCTGATAGGCATTCTCTAACTTCTGGTAGATAGCGCCGATGTGAGGGACAAACCAATAAGCGCCGTATTGTGTGTATTCCGGCTCCGCTTCTGTGTCGCGGTCAAGTTTCCATCCCGAGAAGCACAATTCGCCCATTGAGGACCAATCGCCAACGATCACCGGGCAGCCAGCCGCTTGTGCTTCGATAATGGGGATCCCGAACCCTTCACCTTTTGAGCAAAGTAAATGTACGTCGAATGCGTTGTAAAGCATATTCATTACAGGGTCAGGGTAACTCAATGCGTAGTTGTAAGGCTCCGCTAGAATCACGTCCTTATCCATCTCGAGACCAATGAATTGGCAAAAGGCGGGGATGTCAAACCCTTCACCTCTCGTACCGCTTGACGTGTGTAAATACAGGACTGAATCAGGGTGTTTGTCGTGCAGCATCTTGAACGCGCTGATATTCTCTGCGAATGCCTTGCGCGGTGGGAATCCTTTATTCGCTGCAACCATGCCAACGATAAACTTGTCATTCGGCAGGTTGGTCAACTTTCGCGCTTCGTCTCTATCCATCGGCTTGAATACGTCGGTGTCTATTCCGTGAGGGATGTAGTCGTAATCCATCCCGGCGTCATCCATCATTTTGGCACCGTGCTTTGAGATAACAATTCGCTTGTACGCCTGCTTTACCTTGCTGGCGTTTATCTCTGTAATGGGGTGTGAATCAATGGGGAAGTATGGTATCCACTTTGTATTGGGGAATTGTTTGGGATCACACACCCAGGCATCCATGAGCGAAATAACCACATCAGCCTTAGCAGTTACGGCGTGCGCTTCTAGTACATCCTGCCCGTAAGCGTGAAAGGCACGCGGGTAAACCGTGATACCGTCAACCCATTGCAGTGTGTGCCCTTCCAGTCCATAGAACGCGGTGATACTCATGTCGTATCCGGCTTGTTGCAAACGCGGTACAAATAATCTAGTCTGACAACCGTATCCAGTAGCGCTCCAGGGTGCATTTGAGAACCAGTTGATATTCAACTTTTCAGTTGTTAATGTGCTGTCTGTTTTAGTCATGTCCTAATCCTCTGTTAGGCTCCCAAATAGGGACTGGCAGGCTGGGGAGGGGGCAACTTTTCGGGAATTACCCTATCCAGTCCCTTGTTTACTTATTTACCGGGCAGGAATGCCACGTCCACAATGGAAATGGCGTTGGTTGTCCCGATATTGTTTTCAACAACTCCGATCCAGTGACCCTCGTCAACAAAAGCGTTGGCGGCGGTAACGGTGATTGCGGCAGGTACACTGGCAACAGACACTGCGGTTCCGCCGGAAGCGATTACTTTACTTGAGGCAGTTCCGGCAGTTCCGAGGTCAACCAGTGTGACCCATGAAGTACCAGCACCAGGATTGGTGTAGTTGCATCCGACCACCCGAAGTCCACCGTAACCAGTGGGGATCTTGAATATCGGGCGGATGGCGTTGGATAACGCCCCTACGTTTACGCTTACGAACTGAACATGATTAGCCATTGTTTATCTCCTATTTCTTGGCGGTTAGCTGGAAGGTGCGGTGGCGTCAAAGATCATCTTGATGCCAAGTGTCGGGCGATAAACGCCGTGAGCATAAACGCCAACAAAGTTCAGTTCCAAGCCGCGCCGGGATTCGTCACGTTGCGGATGAACAGCGAACGCTTTGCGATAATCGATCATCAAGGCATCGCGGCGGAACACCCCGCCAGTAAAGTCGTCGTTTGCATCAGGATCAACAAACGACTGGAAGATAGGCACATCCAGGTAAGTAAAAGCACGAGTGATTCCATTGCGGGTAACTTCGTCCTGTACACCAGGGGCTACGCCAACTGTTGCACCAGCGATGGAGGCGGACTTTGCGAGTACCGCAGCCTGGTAGCCATGAATCACAGCCACTAACGGGAAAGCAAGTGATTTACTGGCATTGCGGGCTCGTGCGATTGCAGCACCGAGGTAACTCCAGGTAATCGCGGTTCCGGCGGCTCCGATGGTTCCACCAGTGAGACTTGCCATGTCGCCAACCAGATCAGTTTCAATCTTGGAAATAGCGTCATACCCTAACTGTGCGGAGGCGTCCCGGATAATGTCTTCCGGTGCCTCTGAATCAACGCGGGTATCCTTGATGAAATACTGCTTACCGTATTCATACGGGGTCAGTGTTCCAAGTAAAGCGGGGGTAATGGCTTCGCTTGCCAAGTCGTCAGTTTCGGCGAGTTGTTTCACTCCGCCACTTGCTCCGTATTCGTAAAGTTTACGGAGGTTCATGCCAGTCAAGTCACCGCGAACGGTAACGAGTTGCGGCATGAGTGAAGAATCTTGAATTGCGAAGAGTGCGTTTTCCTGCACCGTCATTGCGATGGCAGAAACATCACTCCATAAGTTCATTCCAGCAGTCATAATTGCTCCTTAGTTGGGTAGCGGACCACCGTTGAGGAATACCCGGCGCTGTGCTTCTGTTGGTACTGCGGTGTTAGCGCCCGGATTCGTTGCGGATAGTCCTGGTTGTGGTTTGGGTAAAGCCTTTGCGATTGCTTCTGCCTTCGCCTTCATCTCATCCTCTGTTCCCTCTGGGAGCAGGTCGTAAATGTCAGCAGGTAGTTTCGCAGCCTCACCAACTTTGCGGCGCAGTTCACGCAGTTCAGCGGCTTTGGTCTTGGCGGTCAATTCATCGATTTTGGCTTGAGCTTTTTGCAATTCAGTCATCTCGGCTGCCTTGCGGTCTTGCTCCGCCTTCTCAAATTCATCCGCCTTTTTCGCTTTCGGCTTCAAATCCCTATTCTCTTTTCGTAGGGCTTCGATGGTTGCCATTGCGCGGGCAGCGTCAAACGGTTGCCCGTCCTTACCAATTTCTGTTTCCTCTTTCGCTTCGGTCTTGGCTGTCTCAGTCACGACTTCGGTTTCAATCTTTGCCACTGTCTCAGTAGCCTTTGTTTCTTCGGTCATTGCGTATTCTCCTTAGATAAAATAAAAAGCGCCTCTCACTCCCATCTTGGGAATCGAGAAGCGCGGCTGGATAGCGGGGCTTTGGTGCTATTCGATTGTGGTAACTGTTATTCGCTAAACGTCTTGATATTCAGCGCATACTTCTTGATTAACGCCTTGACAATCATTATCATGGCGCGACATACGATTTCGGCTAACTGTGAATCACTCACCAATCAAATCCTTTAGCGGTGTACTGCCTCTCATTGTCCCAAATACGTCATTCTCGTACTCGTGAGACAACGCGCTAAACTCAAACTTGCCGTCATTCCATGCTTCAAACTTCGCGTCGCCCATGACGTTCCTTTGCGTTTCTTCGTCTTGTGACTTGAACCAATCCTCACCAGTTTGACCTATCGGATTCTCTGCGCCGTTCACCCAGGGCAGCATCGCACAGCGTCCGTTGTGATGATCATTTGCCTCCGAGCCAACGGGGAACACTTGCCCGTGCATCGAGATACAACTGTCACACGTCCTATCATCCAATTCAGCGCACCACACGACCCCTTGCAGTACATCGGCGTTCTCACGTTGCATTGCAGCGTTGGCTTCCCGGTATGAATAAAGTTGACTTGTACGCATCTGTCTCATGGCGTCTGTGAGCGGATAACCGTATTCGTCACTAATCCAATTCGCAATGACACGCGGGTTCAGCCCTTGCCCGACACGCTCTAATATTCCGGCAGCTATCTCATCAGCGTAGAATCCCGAAAGGTTATAAATCTTGCCAAACAACGCGCCGTCAGGGTCAAGATACTTTGCGAGAAAATCAAGCGTCTTGTCATTCGGGCGGAGGATGGTATCTTTCGGTATATCATTGACTTCAACTCCCAGCGCTAGAGCCACGCCTGCCAGTAGCAACTCACTTCCGGCAATCATCCCGCGCTTTGCGGATTCAGTCACCGCCGCGCTCAATTCCGTGCGCATGTATGCGGAGTAATCATCCAGTTCGCGTGTCACCGATGCAATCAGATTCTTGTACGCCGCGCTTTGTTTCACCTGTGCTGCGGTCAACGTGCCTGACTTCTGCAACGCCTCTAATTGTTCTGTGAGCGCCTGTACCTGCGGGTCAACCCTCACGTAGCCAGTTGCGTATGCGTTCGCCATGCGCTCCAATACCAGCGAGTCAGCATCGTCAGCTTCTGCTTTGAGTTTCTTCCAGACGTCGGTCAGTTTAGCGGGCATTAGTTATCCAATGGCACGAGCGACAAGCCAAACCAAGAAAAACAGCACCAACGTAAGCAAACCTATTTCTCCAATAATGTATAACCACAAAAAGAGCCAGTCATATTTTTTCATCTATTCCCGCCCTCCCAGACGGTTATTCCTTACCTGCTAAAAAGTTGCGAATGAGCGAGGAGCCCACATTACCAGCTGCCTGCTTCTCTTTCGCTAATCGCTTCTGTTCCTCTTCCCAATCAATGCCGCGTGATTTTGCTGCGGTCTCTTTCGAGCGGATGCCTAATCCCATTTCACTCTGTAAAGTTGTTACCGCTTCAACGTCATTCTCGGGCAGCGGGTCACCAAACTTCACCTCGCCGGGGTCAGCTTCAGCACCGCTAAATCCTGCCAGTTGTAACAGTCGATTATTCACGGTCAATAACAGATCCCCGTAAAGTAGTTGCTTCGTGGCATTCTTGGCAATCTCATTCTTGAACAGCACGCGTAACCCGAAGTTGGTCAGCGCACCGACCTTATCCTTGACGCTCTCACTATCCACAGTCGCGGCTATCTCGAAGAAGTCGCGGCGGATATCGTTGGCGTGGTCTCGGGATGAGGTCAGGTCACCGGATGGTTGTAATATGCCAAGTTTCGTGTGTTCGTTTCCACCCGTAATCTCTAACGCCTTATCAGGTCCAACGTCAAGGTACTCTTTACCGTCTGTGTCCTTGAAACGCGGGAACTTACCGCCAATAATCCACTTCTGCGCCCAGGCTTGCAAGGCGAGAATCTTGTTGATGTTACTCCGCGCTTCGTTGTACTTATCCTGCAGGTCAATAACACCTTCAATGTCGGAATATCCGTACACGTTGCCAGCGTTGGGTAGATTCTTGCCATGAATGATCGGGGGGAATGGATAATCCCAAATTAGCGGCTTACCTTCAACCACCCATTTACTACCAGTCTCTTTATTCAGTTTCCAGATCGTTACCGTCCAGAATTCGTCGCCATTGTCCGGCTTCTGCTTCTCGGTCAATTCACGCCATGCCGTATCACCGTCATTCCAACGGTACACGTATGCCAGCACATTCTCAATATCATCGTGCGCTGTGTGGATGGTCAGGTTAAAAGGATTCAGCGCGACAAGTCGATTAGTCACCGTGCCGTCCATTGCCGCTTTACCATTCGGGATTATCTTTAGCGCTAGTGTGCCGTAAATGCTGCCAAATTGAACAAGGTCGTGCAGCAACACATCTTTCTTATTCGCGTCCCACGTGGTAGAGATAACCTTATCTTGCTCGGATTCACCCTCACCCGGAAGGTCAAACTCCACCCCGGCACCCACGAGCATTGATACGCTGCGGTCGACAATCGTTTTCGTGTGGTTGGTGATGACGTTGTAATCTTTACCGAGTCCGCTTATCCTGAGTGGTTTACGCTGATTCCCATAGTAGTAACTCATCAACCCGGATAATTCTTGCTGTCGCGCGATATGCGTTTCTTCCAACGCGTCTTTACCACTCAACCCGAACATCTGATTGACTGTGTCTACGATATATTGTTTGATCGGATTCGCCATACACGCTCCTTAGTTACTAGGATCATCAAGCGCGATTGAAACACCCGTCTCAGATAGTTCAGTCATCGCCCACACTTTCGCATCTAACCTGTTCGGGGACGTATCCCCAGGTAACCACATACACAATTCATCTTCAAGACTCGCAAACGTACCAACATGATGGTCTCTGCCCTGCTCTGCAATCGCTGCAATCGGCTCCGCGCGTGTTGCCTTGCCCCTGCTCGCCCAAACTAATCTCACATTGACGTTTGCGTCTACCTGGTGAATAACGGACGTAACCATTTCGCCCCCGTTATTCTTTTCAGCGACTATGCAATCCGCTCTGTGGCGGTAATAGGCGGTTACCGCTGCGCGTGCCCAGGTATCCGGGGAGCCTTGAATACTATCATCTGCTAACGTGTAGTAATCATCCCCTTCAATGCCGCAAGTCACAATTCCAGCTTCATCACCGCCTGATGTTGCGGACGGGTCAACCCCTACAATTACCCTCGATAATGATTCCGGCGCTTTGAGTACCCTTGACTTGTCAATGTCCTCACGCTTCCATAATGCGCCGGGTGTGTCGGTGAGGAGTTCAGCGTTGAGTTCCTGTCTGCCTAACCGCGTCCCCTCATACTTGGTGATAACATAATCGAAAAATCCTTTTGCCAGGTTAGCGCGGTTCTCGTATGTGGTGCCGGTGGTTACGATATTGCGCGGATCCTTTATCAGATCAAGCATTAACTTTGTCGGCTTCGGTGTGGTGGTGACAATCCCCTGTGGGTTACTTCCTAATCGCAAGCCTAACATTGCCTGTTCCCACGCTTCGGGGTAACGCCATGACCCTACTTCATCCGCCCAAACTTTGTAATGCTGCTTACCTCGTAACCGCTCTGGTTCATCCGCTGTAAATATCAGACTGATTGCGCCGTTCTGCCACTGTAACTGACGCTTACTTGCTACATAATCCGGGCGTTCTGATTTCGGGCATATCGCTAGTATTCCGCTTTCACCCTCGATCATAATGTCGCGTGCATCATCCGCCGTTGCACCAATAAGATTTACATACGCGTTAGTCTTTACCCATTCCCTTACGGTTTCAGCGCCCGTCCTTGTCTTGCCAAATCCACGACCTGCGAGAATAAGCCAAATAAAGAAGTCTGTATCGGGTAGACGCTGTTTGTCACGTTGCCAAAATCGCCAGTCCTGCGAGAGTGCGGCAAGTTCATCCGGCGTTAGGCTCTGTAGGAATCGCGTCTGCAATTCCCGAGGCTGTAATGCCAGCCAACTTGCGGAGTATTTCGTCTCGCTTGTCATCAACTATGATTGCTTCTCCATCCTTGCCCGTTAATTCAACCGGATTCGGTACCTTGCCATAACCGTATTCGATGAAGTTGACCTGATGCTTATTGTCCTTCGCCCATGACCTGACTATCATCTCCGCAACCGTTGCCACATGCCCGTCAATGACGATGGGGTTTCCATCCTTGTCCTTCGCTATTTCATTGCCAACGGATTGCACAAGTTTACGCAACGCGTCAAAGGATTTAGGACGCCCGTTACGGTTTATGCGCGGGTCACCTTTTACAAATGGGATTAAGTCTTTTGTTGTCATAATGTTCTGTTAGTGTTCTGTATCCTGCTTTTTAGTCAATACCATTCCATAATTATTGATACCTTCTGGAATGACAACGCCTTCTTTTTTGATTAACTTATTCCCTTTAAATGGTCTGTAATCCACCTGATGCTGCCAGCGCCCCCATTTGCGAGTTATCTTTACAACATCGGGATGCTGCTTCTGTAATGATTGCGCCATAAACAAACGACCATCGGCATTATTGAGTAAATAAAGGGATTCGGTATTACCGCCCTTCATTTTCATTGATGGTTGCTTATGAATTAAGAATGAATAGAATAAGACAGTACACCAACCATCCTTTAATGCTCTCAATGACAAATCTGTATCTTCGTTATAACGTCCTCTCCAGCGATAAGGAATGTCATTCTTAATTAGGATGCACGAATAAATACGAGTATTTGCTAAAAATGGTCCAGGAGAAAATTGTTTTTTAGGAGCAAACATGTGATACTGCATACCTGATAAAGCAATGTTTTTATATCTATTGGTAAAATCTTCTGCGGCTTTAAATATTGCACCAGAGGTTACTCTGTGATAATTATTCCCGTCCTTCCAATAAAAACAACTAATGTTGTCATCAAGTATCCAATGTCGTTCTGCCCCAATGCTGATTGAATGCTCCCAAACCCAATTTCGGGCAGGAATTCCGCCCAAACCTAAATTACTAAATGGCAATACATAAATCTTTTCGGGGTCAATCACCGCCGCATAATTATCATATTCCTGCGGTTCTACTACAATGTGATATGGAATATTAGCTTTTTCAAGTGCTTTCGCCGTAAGCCTTGAATCCCAGCGACCTTTTGAAATGACATAAACTGGATATGCGGGATTAGTCATTTTCCACTGCCTGCCCCTGTACCATTATTTCTGCCTTTGGATACCATATACCGCGCATTCCATCCGTTATCTTTTGTCCTATTGCCTCTGCGAAATTACTAACATCCTCGGCATTTTTAAAATGGACGTGAATTACCCTAAATGCAGATAAATCTTGTTCTTCAAATTTAGGCATTCCGTCCCACTCTTTATCATAGTCAATGCCCTCACTGCCGAGCAGGTTTTTGACTGCCGAAATATCACACATCCAATCACGTAATGTTGATTCATCCATGCCCCACGCGATCAACTCCGGCGCGTCCCAGCCTGATAATTGCTCCCAGTCGAATTGTCCCACCGTGCCAACATGAGCAGCGACAACTAACTCTTCGCGTTCCTTCTCGGATAGCGCACGGGAGGATTGCAGCGCCATAACCTCATAGTCCCTGCCATAAGCGGACATGAGGACATTCAACCTCTGGTGACCGTCATAGACTTCACAATCGGGACCAATAGCGATTGTCTGGAATTGTCCTAACCGCTCCCATAATGACAAAAGACGTTTAGCGTGTTCCTTGCTAATCGTTTTCGGGTTGCGCTGCCAGGGTTTCAGATCCCCTAGCTTTACGGTTATGCTATTCCACGTTACCAGAATCGCTCCTTGATTATCAAATTCAGCGCGCTATACCACTCCTGCATCTCTGCTTCACCAAATTTTGTACACTGTATCTTCCACCATGACTCTTTGACCAGCCGTCCGCCTGTGCCTATCCATTGACTGTGACACTCCCGGCAAACCATGCCAATGTTGCGCGGGTCGTCTAGCTCATGGTTATTCTTGTCATGGTTTATCAGGCAATGGTGCGGGTCGACTGCATCCCGAGCGTGGCACCACTCACACTTCAAAACGGTATGTCCTCGTCAGTTACATTCACGGGTTGACCCCACATGACCGTTGCTTCCTGGTCAGCCCATAAATGGCCGTAGTGCCTGCCGTCGTGCCCGTGTGTCAATTCGCAAAGAATGACCATTCCGGGGATGGTGAGTACCTTGTCACAGCGGACAGTTACCCGCATCAAGTCTAATACTTTGTAGTCAGGGGTAGTTTCGGTCATAGTTTAGCCAACTTTACAAACAAGTCGTGATACTTGACGAAAGTTTCCTCTTTCAATTTCTCCCAGTCGACCTCTTTTTCTTGCCGTTTGTCTTTGTCCGTTTTTGTCACAGAAGAAATAGAAGTTGAACAAGTACACCCTGGATAGTTTCTGTCAAGTGGGTTCCTCTTATGGTATTCGCACGTAATCTGTGTGATTTCCGTTTTATAGTTGTTTGCGTTGCGCTCAATCAACATATTCACTCCATCCCTCTAATCCGGCAGCCACGTACAGGTGGGAGATAAGTTTGGTGGCAAGGAGGCGGGAGGAGACCGCCTGCGCTATGCGGATACCGATAATGTGTGTTTGCCTGGTAGCCGCCGGACTGGAGGGGAGGATTACTGAGCGCGCAACTCTTCCGCGCGTCCCCGGTTGAATTCGTCCATTACTGCCGCTTCGATCAAGCCGGATAATTCTTCCAGGTCAAATTTGATATTCTTGGATGCAAGCCAATTAGCCGCCTGTTCCATCGCAAATTTATATTTGTCTATTGAGAAGTCTTGTAGGTGTACCTGTTCGGCAGCCAAAACAGCGGCAGTAACCGCTTGTTGTACGGCGGTTTGCACGTCAAGGTTGGCGCTCGCAGTCCATTTGTCCATCAACTTCTTGGCAAGCGCGAGAATGTACCCGGTTGCAAGAACGATCAATGGCGGTACAATGGCATTCAAAAACGCCTGTAAAAACTTCCACAAAAAATCGATCAAAACTTCCATGTCCACTCCTGTTAATCTAAAAAGGCTTTACTGGTATTAGAGTAAAGCCTTTTAGTTGATTCACCTAGTACGCAAAAGTAGCAAGTTTTTAGATTGGCAACCTCATTTGTTGCTGTGCGTCATGGATACGCTTCTCAGATATCTTCATGTATTCGGATGATATTTCAATGCCTATGAAGTTGCGGTTAGTATTTACTGCCATTTTTCCGGTTGTTCCGCTACCCATAAAACAATCTAAAACAGTGTCACCTTCGTTGCTCCATGAAATAATATGGTCTTGTGCTAACGATTCTGGAAATATCGCGGGGTGTTGGTATGCTATTTCGTCTTTGGTTGAGAATCCAGCACCGCTGTTTATTTCCCAAATATTGAAGCGCGTCCCATATTCCTTACAAACAATTTCACTTGCTTGGTGCAATCCGCCGTCTTTGTCGCGTGTGCTTCTTTTTCCCCAACTACCTAGCCATTTGTTTTTTCTGTCTTGTATTAGGTTTACTGTTTTTGGAGTTCCCTTTGAAAACACAAACATATATTCAAAGTTTTGGAAATACCTGGTCTTTTCAGGATATGGACTTCCGTTCTTCTTGTAAATCATTGTGTCGTGAATATTAAAACCAATCTCTTTAAAATATAGTGCTTGTTTGAGCGACGTTCCCGTTTCACTGCCATCAATTATTGCATCCCCCACTACCCAAACCACAACCCCGCCGTCTTTTGTAACCCTAAATAATTGTTCTGCAATCCCTTCAAAATCAAACGCGTACCCGTTATAGGTTCGCAGGTTGTCATAAGGCGGACTGGTAACCGTCAAGTCTATACTCTTGTCGGGGATGGATTTCATTACTTCAAGGCAATCCCCCAACCGCAGGTCAACCGTCATTCCTTCTCCTCTTCCAACAATCCTAATGACGTTACAAGGTACATCGCCGCCTCAATCGACGGGCAGCCGCATTTCCGCCGTACCTTCTCGCGGTACGTGGTCACCGTCCTCGGGGATATGTGCAGCATTAACGCTATCTGCTCATTGTTCATCCCCTTCGCCAGCCCACGCATCACCCTTTTTTCCTGTGGTGACAACTTTATTTCATCCGGGCAGTCAATGTCGGTCAACTCGAATATGCAGTTATTGGTGGTATCAATCATCCTCGCCCCTTCTTTCCGTGCCTTGCGTACCGTCGATAATACATTCTTGTCGGACGGTCTGAGAATGATGAAACAAGTATCTTTCCAATTCTCTTTTTAAACTTGTCGAACGCTCGGCTAAGCGTATTTATAGCGGACTCATATTCAGTCATACATCACCCCTTCTCGTTGTACAATCGCCAATTATCCTGATTTTTCACGTTGCGCCTCTTCCCAATCCAGAACAGCCTATCGCGCATTTCAGCGTCAACATCCACCCCTGCTAACTTCAGGTACAACTCCGCGCCGTCATCCGCTCGTAGGAATTGACGCGCCTCGATGTCACCATTCCTGCCGTCGATGATTGCCTGCCGGATTACAGCGGTCACGAGGTCCACGCCGGGGATGCCGATTATTGGTATCTCCTCGCGGTCAACCTTGACATACGGCTCACCTTTTCGCTTGTGCTCAGCCGTACAAGTAGGGCATCTACGCGTCCGCCAGGCTGTGAGTTTCGGCGCCTCGAATTGATCACTGCAATCTATGCATTCCTTTTCGACCATATCCGGCTCCGCTTCAAACCAGCGCATCATTACAGATAGCGGAGCGTCCATCATTTGGAAGCCTCTGGTTTATTGAATATGCAATCGGGTTCGGAGCAAGGTGTTAGCACCTTTGTAACTCGCGGAAAGCCGCAACCGATGTAAGTCAAAACGTGGAATCTCGCACCATCACAATGAACGTGTTTTATCCACTTCTCGTCAGGATTCACCAACACTCTCGGAATGTCAGGGTAGAGACCACCTGGAATCTTATCAAGGAATATCGTATTTTCGCTACTGTATAACATCATTCCCCCTCTGGTGGTGTGGGTAACTCGGGATACTTCCAACATTCATAATGCTCTGGGTGCGCAGCAAGATAAACTGTGTTGCTGGTTGAATAAATCGAGCCACAATCAGGCTGATATTCCTTTTTGTATTTCACGAATACGGTATTAACTTCCCCGTCTTTCTCAACGACATCTGGAAGTTTCTCTTAGACAGGTATCCACCGCTCCGCTTCATGCAGACGGTCTATTTCATCTAGTAAGGCGGATAATGTCGATGTACTCATTGCACAACTGCCACCAATGGCGGTTGCTTCGCGAGCCATTTTGTACAACTCTTTTGTGTATGTGTATTTCATCTCTCACTCCATTCTAAAAACGCCAAGCAGATAGCCATTTGTGGGGTGTCGGCATGATACATAATCAATTTTGCGGTATCCGTTGGATATTTACGCACATACACAGCATAACCGGTGTGGTCTGCCTGAACATTTATTACAGACGATTTGTGACCAATCTCTTCCAATAGTTCTCCTGCCAGTCGCCAGTCGGTTGTGTATTGGGGCAACTCCTCTGGATACGCACGATATTGACCATAAGGACTAATCGCTTCAAGAAGTGGTGTACTTCCTATTCCCATATCTTGTATCTTCCACCCCTTCTTGATTGCGATTCTCTCGTTTATTTCATTGTGTGTCATCCCTCGCTCCTCTCCAAATACTGCTCAATCTCGGATAGTGCGCTGCCGTCCTCGATTTCCTTACGGGTGTATTGCAGGTAGGTGAATCCTAGAAGTTGCGCGGCATTCCCCTTCTCATAATCTCGGCTTATGCCCCTTCCAGAATTGTGACCTGATTTAATCATCCAGGTCCCGCCATTAACTTCGATAATCAACTTTTTTTCAGGTATGGCAAAGTCTGCCATCCAACGGCGTGTCGGGTGAAACTTATACTCGCGGATAGCCTCGATCCCCACGGCGCGGAGTTGCCACTCTAATGTGTCGGCAAGGTCAGGGGTCATGCGTCGCCGTCCGGTGAAGCCAAGTTTTTCCAGTGAGTAATTGTTTCCATATATAAATACCACCGTCCATCTTGAATGGAATTTATCATCCACTCTCCGTTACCATAAACAAGAACCTTTTTCTGTTCTTCGGGTAAAGCGTCTTTTACTGATGTCCACTGACTTACTGTTTTTAGGCGCTCAATTTCTTCTAATAACGCACCAATCTCTCCGGCGTTTTCTGGGTATTCTCCATAATTAGTCCACTTGCTTATAAGGTGTTTCCATTCTGCGT